TGTTAATGGAACAGAATGGAAAGTTGTTCGTGGAATCAAACCAAACAACTTTGAGATCTATAAAGACAATGAATTTCTAGATCAATCTCATTCTGCTATTGATCAACAGAAGTGGTTAGAACAGAATGTTCTGAAGATGAACTATAAATCATTCACTCAAATTGTTATCTTGGGTAGTAGTTCCTTTGTTCCATTCATGCAACTCCCCTCATCTAGTCGTAGAGAGGTTGTAGAAGAACTGTTGGACATTAAAATCTTCTCATCTATGAATAGTCTCATCAAGGAGAGGATTCGGTCTCATAAAGAAGAGATCAGAACTTTTGAGTTATCAAAAACCTCTGTCAAAGATAAGATTTCTATGCAAGAGAGATTTATTGAAGAGGTTGAGACTACTAGTAAATCTAATATCAAAGACAAGGAAGACAAGATTAAAAGTATTCTCAATGAAGAGAATGACTTAATGAATGACAATATAAAACTGTCAGAAGAACTTGATGATTTTGAAAAAGCGATTCAAGTTTATAGTGGAGCATCAGATAAGTTAAAGAAGTTAGGTAACATAAAAGGTAAATTATCCCAGAAAGTATCAACTATTACTAAGGAACATAAATTTTTCACAGAGAATACGGTTTGTCCTACATGTACACAGGAGATTGAGGAAGAGTTCCGAATAAATAAAATTGATGACGCTCAAAATAAGGCTAAGGAGTTGCAATCTGGTTTTATAGAACTGGAAAAGGCAATTAATGATGAAGAAGACCGAGAGCGTCAATTCACTTCACTCACTAAGGAGATCCTAACTCTCACACATGGTATTTCTAAAAACAATACTCAAATCGCTGGATGTCAAAAACAAATCAGAGATTTGGAATCGGAAATTCAAAGAGTTACCGAACAACTTGCAAACAGAAATACTGAGCATGACAAATTAGCTGAACTCAAACAAAAACTAAAGAGCACACAAGATAAACTTTCTGAGAAAAGAGAAGACATCTTCTATCATGACTTCACCTATGGTCTTCTAAAAGACGGGGGAGTAAAATCAAAGATTATCAAGAAGTATCTTCCTCTTATTAATCAGCAGGTTAATAAGTATCTACAGATGATGGATTTCTACATCAACTTTAAGTTGGATGAAGAATTCAACGAGACAATCCAATCCCCTATTCATGATGATTTCTCGTATTCCTCATTCTCCGAAGGAGAAAAGATGAGAATCGATCTGGCATTGTTGTTTACCTGGAGAGAAGTTGCCCGGTTCAAAAATTCAGTCAACACAAATCTCCTCATCATGGATGAGGTATTTGATTCCTCACTGGATGGTATGGGAACAGACGAGTTCCTAAAGATTATCCGGTTTGTAATTAAAGACGCAAACATTTTTGTAATCTCACACAAAGGAGGTCTAGAGGACAAATTCCAAAGTGTCATAAGGTACGAAAAGATCAAAGGATTCTCAACTATAGTATCGTAGTAAACCAATTAAGTGTCATGACAACACCCTATAAGACTCCAGTAGACTTATCAAAAAACTTTAAAGAGTCTGGTATGACTCTAATTACTGACCCTTCATCCGACAGGTATCTACGTGAATACACCAAATTGGAAACATCACTCCAAGAAGGAAAAGAAAAGGAAACTTAAACCCCAAGCGATGAGGGCTAGGAAAGAAGCCCTCCGCCACTTCAAGAAGTGTCACCCAACCTCCCAGAAACGGGGGGTTTCGTCGTATATTGGTTACATACCAAACGAAACACCATGACTGTTAATCTAGAAGTCAAAGGAAATGTGGCTCGTCTCTTGGCGACTGAGAACCTAATTGTTGAAAATAAGAAAGTACATACTGCATCATTCAATGTTGAGACCCGTGTCCTGACCTTACCTTTGTGGCAGAAGTCCTCTAATGAAGTCTATGACCTATTGGTTGCTCACGAAGTCTCTCACGCCCTATACACACCCAATGAGGATTGGGATCCAGCAGTTCCACACCAGTTCTTGAATGTGGTAGAGGATGTTCGTGTAGAGAAACTAATTAAACGTAAGTTCGCTGGTTTGTCTAAAACCTTCTATCGTGGTTATCAACAGTTCTATGAGGAAGACTTCTTTGAAGTAGAAGGTAAGGATGTCAATAATATGAACCTTGCTGACAAGATTAATATCTACTCCAAGATTGGTAGTTTTCTTCCAGTAACCTTTACAGAAGAAGAGAAAGAAATTCTAGATCTTGTCAATATGGCAAATACATTTGATGAGGCACAGGTTGCTGCTCTTTGTCTCTACAAATTTTGTAAAGAAGAGAGTGAGAAAGAAAAAGAAAAAGCAGATGTTCAACTTCCCAATAGTAATAGTGAAGAGAAACAACCTGTTTCAGATTCTGGTGAAGAATCTCAACCTGTTGATAGTCAACCTCAAGACACAGAGGAAGATAGCGATGAAGATCAAGGTGGTACAGGAGAACAAAATGAACAACTCCCACAAAATGATGACCTTGAAGTAGAGACTGACACCGCATCTACAAATAATATTCAGGATCTGGTAGAGAGTAATGCATCCTCTAGTCAATATCTTGAGTTTGCAGATTTAGATCTCACTAAGATTGTTAACTCCAATAAGGAAGTTCATGATTATATTGAGGACTTCTGGAAACCTTATACAGAAGAAGATTTCTCATTGGCAGATAGTAAGTATGAAACCTTTAAGAATTCATCTCAAAAAGAAGTAAATTACCTGGTCAAAGAATTTGAGATGAAGAAGGCAGCAAGTTCTTATGCACGTGCATCCGTATCACGTACAGGAGTTTTGGACTGCAGTAAACTTCATACTTACAAATACAATGAAGACCTCTTCAAGAAAGTAACTACACTCCCTGATGGAAAGAATCATGGTCTGGTTTTTGTTCTTGATTGGTCTGGTTCTATGAATAGTGTCTTGGAGGATACTGTCAAACAACTCTATAGTTTGATTTGGTTCTGTAAGAAAGTTGGTATTCCTTTTGGTGTCTATACATTCACTCAACAATTCAATGTTGTTCCTGTTGACTATGATAAGTTTGGTCGTATCGAACCTGAACCCTATTACAATAGAACACAAGGTTCTTTCAACATCAGTAATGAATTTTCTTTAATGGAGTTCTTTACTTCTAATACATCTCAAAAGGTTCTTGATCGTCAGATGAAGAATATTCATAGGGTTGTAATTTCTCAACATCATTATAATACTCCCATAGATCCACCCCGTCTGGGTCTTTCTGGAACTCCTCTGAATGAAACTATATTGACTCTTCGTCAACTCATCCCCTCTCTTCAAAGAAAGTGGAATGTTGAGAAAATCCAATGTGTGATGTTGACTGATGGTGAATCAAATCACCTCACTGCAGATCGTTGGATTCCTAGGGAAGAAGAAGGTTATATTACTAATCGTGGTCCTGACTATATTGGTCGTTGGTCCAGGCGTCGTCTTCATCCAACTAGAGACTTTATTCGTAATCGTAAATCTGGTGTGACCTATGCAGTCTCTCCAAAGTACTGGGATTTTACTAATACACTTGTACAGTGTGTGAAAGACGAACTTCCCTTTGTCAACTTCATCGGTATTCGCCTACTCAATGGTCGCGATGCACATGAGTTTATTCGTAAATACAATAATGGTCACAGTCTTGAAAGTGGTAGATTGATTGGGGAATGGAAAAAGAATAAAAGTATCTCTTTAAAAATGGTTGGATATGATGCATACTTTGGTATTTCATCCAACTCACTTTCTACTGATACTACTTTTGATGTTGATGATGGCGCCACTAAGGCTAAGATTAAATCTGCATTCATCAAGTCTCTGAAAACCAAAAAACTAAATAAGAAAGTTCTAAATGAGTTTGTAGATCTCATCTCTTGACCAGCTACTAGACTGTCCACTCCAACCTTCTTCTGACCGAGGAAGGGACTATAATAAACAAGTAAACAAAGACCTCTCTAACATGGCACTGTCCACAGAATACATCGTCACATCTCTTCAAAACCTTTATGGTGAGACTGTGACCTCTGGTGATGTTCGTGCCTGGTGTGCAATGAATGGAACCACATATAATACTGTTAGTAAAAAACTAGATGAATATAAAGTTAGTCGTGGGAAGTGGAACCTGACTATTCAAGAAAAACTGGAACAAACTTATCAATCTCCTGCTGCAGCAACTGTAATCGAACAAAATCTCACTCCAGTAAAAGATGATACCTTCGTCAAGTTTGGTAACTTCAATGATATTAAAAAAATTATTAAGTCCAATCTATTTTATCCAACGTTTATTACGGGTCTGTCGGGTAACGGTAAAACGTTATCTGTTGAACAGGCTTGTGCTCAACTTGGTAAAGAACTGATCCGTGTAAACATTACTATTGAAACCGATGAAGATGATCTTATTGGTGGCTTCCGTCTTATTGATGGGAACACCGTCTGGCACAATGGCCCAGTCATTGAGGCCCTCGAAAGGGGAGCCATCTTGCTCCTTGATGAGTTGGACCTCGCCTCAAACAAAATCCTTTGTCTTCAATCAGTTCTTGAGGGGAAAGGAGTTTTCCTCAAGAAGATTGGTAGGAACGTTTCCCCAAAGACAGGTTTTAATATCTTCGCAACAGCAAACACTAAAGGAAAAGGATCTGACGACGGACGATTTATTGGTACTAATGTGCTCAACGAAGCATTTCTTGAGCGATTTCCAATAACCTTTGAACAAGAGTATCCTTCATCTGCTATTGAACAGAAGATCCTTGAAGGTGTAAGTCTTGAACTTGGTATTGAAGATAGTTCATTCATCAAGTATCTCTGTGACTGGGCTGATATCATCCGTAAGACTTTTTATGATGGTGGTGTGGATGAAGTAATCTCCACTCGTCGTTTGGTTCATATCATCCGTGCTTACAGTATCTTTGATGATAAGATGAAGGCAATTCAGGTTTGTCTTAATCGTTTTGATGACGAGACCAAACAGTCCTTTATGGAATTATATGACAAGGTTGATGGTGAAGTTCAAATATCACTTGACACAGAACCAGATAAAAACCTTGACATTACGGGGACTCTTTGATATAATTGGGGGAGGTAATACTGCCTTTCCTTATTATGGACAGCATAACTTTTATTAATGGATTACATATGGATGACAAAATTGAATTGACTGACCTTAAACCATCTCCCACTAGAAAGTACAGTGAGGACAAAATCTTGAAAGAGTTGTCAGATTATATTTCTGGCACATACAATCAGCATTATTCTGTTGGTACTGATAGAGTACAAACACTTGACCTCATTGAAGCCTGTGGAGATGGTGAATCATTCTGTCGGTCTAACATTCTAAAGTATGCCTCTCGATATGATAAGAAAGGTACAGCAAGACGTGACATCTTAAAGATTCTGCATTACGCAGTTCTTCTGTTACACTTCAATGACAAAAACGCACAACGTGAAACTTACCCTCAATGACAATGAAACTCTCTGACAAGACTGTAAACATCCTGAAGAACTTCTCTTCTATCAATCAGTCTATCCTTTTTAAAGAAGGTAACAAACTTCGCACTATTTCGGTGATGAAGAACATTCTGGCAGAGGCTGAGATTGATGAGGACATCCCTAGGGATTTTGGTATCTATGATCTAAATCAGTTTCTCAATGGTCTAAATCTTCATTCTAGTCCTGATCTGGACTTTGATAATGAAGGTTATGTTGTTATTAAAGAAGGTCGCTCTCGTTCCAAGTATTTCTTTGCTGATAAGAATGTCATCGTAACTCCTCCTGACAAAGACATCACTCTTCCTTCTGAAGATGTGATCTTTGATCTGGATACTCAGCAGTTGGATAAACTCCTCAAGGCTGCAGCCGTTTATCAAGTACCTGATCTCTCTGTCGTTGGTGAGAATGGTGTTGTTAAAGTGGTTGTCCGTGACAAGAAGAATGACACATCAAACAACTTCCAAATCGTTGTTGGTGAGACAACTTCAGAGTTCTTCTTCAACTTCAAAGTTGAGAACATTAAGATCATCCCTGGAACATATGAGGTTGCTGTATCCCAGAAACTCCTGGCTAAGTTCACTAACAAGAACTATGACTTGACTTATTACATTGCACTGGAGCCTGATTCCACCTTTGGAGGTTGATATGGCACAGTGGGAACTGACATACAGACTCCCCACTACGGGGAGTAAGTATCATAAAATGATTGTGGAAGCAAATTACCAACATGATGCAAAAAAGATTGCACAGGCTCAAGTTCCCTCTGCCACGATTTGTGGTGGGGCAAGACGTGTCCGTTGATGTTCCTATGAGAATTGTAGGTAGCATTACGGTGATTGCTGCCTACTTTGTTGTCCTACATGTAAATGTATTAGCAGGTGTTGTGATGAATGTCATAGCAGATTGTTTATCAGTCCCATACTTTGTAAGAACTAAATCATGGGATGTAGTTATTATGCTAAGTTTTTTATTAGCAATCAGTTTCAGTAAATTATTAACATGACAAATTGGAAAGACAAATACAATGAATTGACAGACGGTGAACTCAATAAAATTGCAGTTCTTCGTGTCATGGAATGTACTAATGGTGTTATTCAACACGCCTTCCGTGATAAAACTTCGGAAGCATTACCTGTCGAAGACACAAGAGCAACAATGAAGTTCAGTATGTCGTGTATGAAGAACA